GGCTTACTCTAGTAGGAACAGAGTTTAGAAATACTGCACCAGATCAAACTGTAAGTTTAACAGGATCAGGCGCTACAAGTATTAGTGGAACATATCCTAACTTTACTATTAGTAGCACAGACACAAATACTAACACAACATATTCAACTGCTACTTCAAGCACATTAGGATTAGTTAAAATTGGATATGGTGAGAATGGTAAAAATTATCCAGTAGAATTATCAAGTGGAAAAATGTTTGTAAACGTTCCTTGGGTAGACACAAATACTGATACAAATACAACATACACAGCAGGCAATGGGATAAGTTTATCTTCAACTACTTTTAGTGTGGCAGCAGGAAATGGATTGACACAAGAAGCAAGTGGTCTTAAAATGGATAGTTCATATACTGGAGATTTTGAATTTACTGGAGACCTAGAGATTGAAGATGGTTACATTGGGTTAGGATCAGAAAAAGTAATACCAGCTATTAGTGCAACTGGAACAAGCAATGATGTTGGAATTAATTTAGCAAAAAGCGGTAAAATCATGTGTTCGTCCAATCCTACTACTGCAAACACCAGCTCTGTGTTTTATGTTAATAGAGTAAGCACTGACGGCGATCTTATTAGGTTTAATCAAACAGGATCTACAAAAGGTACTATTGGTATTGATTCAGGTCAATTATATATAGATAGTGATTCACTTATCTTAAGACACGACGGAACTGATACATTGGTTACAAGTTCAACAGGTGTAGATGTAACGGGTGACTTTACTGCATCTGGAGATGTTTGTGCTTATTCAGATAGAAGATTAAAAAGAAATATTGAAACTATTGATAATGCTATAGACAAGGTTAATAATCTAAGAGGGGTAACTTATGAAAAAAGTTTAAAGCCCAGCCTAGGTGTTATTGCACAAGAAGTAGAAGAAGTTTTACCTGAACTAGTAAAAACAGACAGTGACGGTATGAAAAGTGTTGCATATGGCAATATGGTTGGCCTACTAATTGAAGCAATTAAAGAGCAGCAAAAACAAATTGAGGAACTCAAGAATAAATGCAAAGGCTTGTAACTTTTGGATGTAGTTTAACACAAGGTCAATGTTTAGAATCATCTTCCCGTACTGACAACTCTTATAGTAAATTAGCTTGGCCGTTTCTTTTAGCCAAAAAGCTAAATTTAAAATGTCATAATGCAGGTATAAATGGATCTAGTGCAAAAAAAATATGGCATACTATAGCTAATTTTGAATTTAGAGATGATGATATAGTTGTTGTGCTTTGGACACATCAGGACAGATGGTGTTTATTCACAGACGATGGTACCGTTGATTTTTTCCCTTCAATGGTGGATGAAAGAAAACTTACAAAACAATTTTATACTGACTTTTACAACGAAATAGACATAATGGAAATGTACTCGTTATTTGTAGATCATTCAACTAAGATAATCAGAGATAAAGGATTAAAAATATATAATCTTAAAGCAAGTACTTGGGAGTATGGATTAAAATATACGGACCTTCCATATCTGAAAACAAAGATGGAGAAAATACGTAAGCAATATCCTAGAGCTTTAGATGGTAGTCATCCAGGAATAGAAGCACATGAGGAATTTGCAAGTCAGGTGTATAAAGAAATTATAGAATTAGAAAACACTTAACTTAATTATTTACAATATCGCATAAATACATTAAGCAAGCGATGCTTGCTTTTAACGTTAAAAATACTCGAGGAGAATAACATGGCATTACCGTCAACTGGCAGTTACATCACAATGGGTACCGTAAGAAACTACTTTGGTTTATCAGGTTCAATTTGTATGTCAACTTTAGGTAACTATATATCACCATCAGTTACAACAAACATCAAGCTATCAGAAACCTTTGGTGGATGGCAGAATCCAAACCCAACAGGCGCTTCATAATAATAAATAATTATTATAAAAGACAATGTCAAGAATTTACTTGACATTGTCTTATTATCTAATATAATCATACAATACTATATGTAAACTCAAAACAGGAGATAACAATGAGCATTAGAACACGATTTGAAATCGAGACATTTGTACTAGGTGCACACCCTACACCAGGAAGAAAAGCACAAGCACTTATGGCGGACCTACTACAGGCCCGTGCAGAAAAACATCCAGACCTGCCAGTATTAGAGGCAGTTTATGAATCTTTCGCGAAAGAACATAATGTAGAAGAACTTTTAAATAATATCGAGGACCAAGAAGAAGAATATTGGATCCAACGCCTAGGCCGCCTAGCAGCTATTGATATTTTAACAATTGGTAAAGTACAGCCAGAACATATGTCTTACATGGCATCCCTAAATGATGAAGCATTTGCTGCATGTGTTAAAACTGCTACTACACTAGCAAAAGAACTAAATGAATCAGTACAACAAATTGAAGCAGAACTAGGTGAAGATTTAGTTGATTAATGGTTTCTATTCCACGGTTCCAGCATAAAATTGATACAAAATCTAAAGTAGCTATTTGTGTTCCCGTAAGAGATCAAGTTACTTCTGTTTTTACATACAGTCTCGCCATGTTAATGAAAAGATGTGGCGAGAAAAATGTAAACGTATCTCTATATATGAACGTAGGTAGTGAAGTTGCTATGCAAAGACAGCAACTTGTAGATCAAATTTTGCAAACAGACGCTACACATATTTTATGGTTAGATAGCGATATGAAATTTCCTGCAGACACTTTAGACATTCTTCTTTCTTCCGATAAATATATTGTAGCAGGTAATTATTCTACTAGAGTCAAACCACACAGACCCGTTGCGTTTAAAAATAAAAACAATCTAGACAAGAGAGTTTTTTTAGGCGATGGGTTAGAGAAAGTATACGCTGTAGGTAGTGGCATGATGTTAGTAAAAAGATCTGTTTATGAAAATATACCAAAGCCGTATTACAGTATTGAATGGCAAGAAAATTTTACTAATCTTGTAGGTGAGGATATATATTTTTGCGATAAAGCAGGTAAATATGACTATGATATTTTCATAGATCATAGTTTAAGTAAGAGAATTGCACACGTAGGCACTAAAGCATACACTATAAAGGACGATTGTAATGATTAGCACATCTAAAGTATTTAAAGAATTTAAAGGGCAAAGTGTGGTGACGCCCTGGGATAGACTAAAAAAACATGTATTTGGTAGCTATCCAATTGTAACTACACAATCAAAAATATCTGATCAAGATGAACTAGCACGACTGGCTTTCGAGTACAGTGGTAAAAGTAAAATGGTTTGGGTAATAGCACAGGACACTGATGTAAGACCAAACTTTCCTTGGCATTATAGACCATCAGACCAAGGCCAAAACTATATACATGAATTTCCTAAGTCAATTAAAAGAACTAATAGACCAGTATCGTGGGGGGAAGTTCAGCTTGTGCCTACAGATGGAGTTGTATATGGAAAATATAAAAACAAGTTAGTAGCTAATTATCATGAAGCAGACTTTGATGTCTTTATGATTAGCTATCATGAAGAAGAAGCAGATAGAAACTACCAATTACTAAAAGAACGTTTTCCTGATGCACAGCATGTTAAAAATGTTGAGGGTATTGGTAATGCACACAAAGAATGTGCAAAACAGGCAAAAACACAAATGGTTTATATTGTTGATGCAGATGCAGAACTAATGAACAACTTTAACTTTGATTATATCCCTCCTATGGCAAAGAGAGAAAACACTACATATGTATGGAGCGCCAGAAATCCAATAAACGGTTTAGAATATGGATATGGTGGAGTAAAACTATTTCCTAAACAGCAATTGCTAGACATGGGACATATTTTACCTGACTTTACTACAGGTGTAAATTTTTATCAACCAGTAAGTGATGTATCAAATATTACACGTTTTAATAAAGACCCATACAGAACCTGGAGATCAGCATTCCGTGAATGTGTTAAATTGTCAAGTGGTATTCAACAGACTGACACTCCACGCAAAGAGACTGTAGAAAGACTTGAAGCATGGACTACAGTGGATAATGGAGAACGTTTTGGACGTTATTGTATTAAAGGTGCATTAGAAGGAAAAGTGTATGGCGAGGAACATGCAAATGATGTCGATGCATTAAACAAAATTAATGATTTTGAATGGTTGCGTGAACAGTTTGTTGCGAGTATGAAAAAACGTATTAAACCTTAGGCAGTGATTACAATGCTATTTTGGCCATCCAGTGAACTTGATTGTTCCTGGATGGTTTTTAGTTTTTTCATAAACTCTTTACTCTTGCATTGTACTTTGGCACCAGGGTGTATTGGCTGTGGCCAATTACCAATATTTACCCAAGCATATCCTGAACTTTCACTTTGTAAAGGAGGACAAAATTCTTTTTCTACTGTAATTACAAAGCTATTATATTCGAATTTTCTATTTGTTGCTACGAATTTATTTACTGGTATAATACGTAAATATGGTGGAATTATTCCTAATTCCTCATTTATTTCTCTTAAAAGTGTTTCTATAGGTCTTTCGTCATCTTCGCTTTTACCACCAAAAAACCCCCAAGTATTGGGATGAGTTACATGCCCACTTCTTAGCTGTAACATTACTCTTCCAGTTGTTACACTTAAAAATATACAACCGCTTGCTTGTATCATAATTTATCTCCGATAAAGTTCTGTTCTACTATTTGTAAATATCTTTCTTTTGTAAAGGATTTATAATACTTATTTAAACTTAAATACCATTGGTAATAATCTCCTTCTATATTTTCGTATACATCAAAAGTTTCATTATGATATGTAACACCATCACGCAAATATTTAACATTGGACATATAGTGTTCTATAGGCATTGTATCTTTGCATTTTGCATTTAAAATTTCTTCTGATCCAGTACTTGTAAATTGTAGTTTTTCAGGTAGTGCAAATAAACTTTCACAGTGAAAATATTCTAAATTTTTATAGCTTGTTTTATCTACAATAAAGTTTACGTGATTGATATTAGGAAACTCTTTTTTTAGTAATTCTAAATGACTCCAAAGTCCATAAATTGTATACATGTTTATGTTAATATTAATTTCAGAAAGTGTTGCTAGTTTGTTTTCAAAGTAAAATTCATATTCATCTGGTCTCTTATAAGACGTGCTTCTAAAATGCAAAGCTTCATGTATGCATCTATGGCCGTCATAAAAAAATATCATTATATATACAGTCTCCAATAGCCTGGATTATATGTGCCTTCAAAACTGTTAACCCATTCTTGTCCGTTCCATTCAAGTTGGAGGTCATTGCTAGTATTTGTCACAAATTGTGATGTATCGTTATGGTTATCAAAACTTATAACCCATCCAGCGCCATTATATTCTATAATATCATTTTTGTATGCTACTGTCTGGTTCCAAGTTGTACTTAATGGTATATCTTCTAGCAACAGATACCTTTGTCCTTGTTGAGGTAATGGAACACTTCCATCTCCTGGATAGTTTTTAAGTGGATTCAATGCACCATTTATTGCTTGTAATGTATTTGTAGGTAGTGTAGAAGTATCTACATCAACTAGTAATGCATTTTCGTCATTAGGATCT